GTAAATAACATCAAGAACACGATTGATGGTGTACAAAAGCGTGTCGACGCAGTAGAATCAGAGACTGCATTTAAGAAGTCTTCAGATCTTGGCCGATCAGAAGAAGCAACAACAATCAAAAAATCTAAATGGAACGGTTCTTTCCTCGGTTCCGTAAACGAAATATTCAACTAAGGTAGGTATAAAATAATGAGCAATGAAACATTAGAAAAAGCAGTTGCAGCTGGTACATCAGTAACAGGTACATTTGCATCAACAACTGGTGGAACAGGAGTACACGTAGCTAGCGAAGCTGGCAACGGTGGACTTCTTAACCCAGAACAGTCTGCTCGCTTCCTTGATTATATGTTCGACGCAACCGTAATCGGTAAGGTCGCACGTACAGTCCGTATGAAGTCAGACACAGCCGAGATTGACCGTATGTCCGTTGGTGAGAAGCTCATGAAGCTTGCATCACAGGCAGATAACACTGGTGTTAATTCAGCAGTAACTTTCTCAAAAATCTCTTTAACAACAAAGAAACTCCGCATGGACTGGGAGCTTTCAACAGAATCTCTAGAAGATAACATCGAAGGTGCAGATCTAGAAGATCACATTGCACGTTTGATGGCAACCCAAGCAGGAAATGACATCGAAGATGTTATTCTTAATGGAAACTCAGCAGGATCAGACCCACTATACATGGCGTTTGATGGTGTTGTAAAGAAGGCAAAGGCATCAGGTCGTGTCGTAGACGCAGCAGGAGCCGCAGTATCACGTGAAGTATTTAACAAGGCGCTTAAGGCAATGCCACGTAAGTACAAGCAACGTCGTGGAGACCTTCGTTTCCTTGCTGGATCAAACTTGATTCAGGATTTCCTATATGCTAACAGCATTGGAACAAACCAGACAATCCCACAGGACATCGCTTCAAGCGTAATCCGTGGCGGAGTCGCACCACTAGGTGGACCAGCAGGATATGTGGCACCATTCGCATTCGGTATTCCGATTGTTGAAGTACCACTTCTTAATGAGACACAGACTGGTGACTACACAACACCAACAGGATCACACGGAGACATTCACTTGTCATTCCCAAATAACGTAGTTATCGGAATCAAGCGTGACGTAACAGTCTACCGCTTCTTCCAGCCACGTAAGGACACAATTGAGTACACAATGTATACTCGTGTTGGCGTCCAGATCGAACAAGCTGACGCTTGGGTCGTTGTAAAGAACGTTAAGGTTGCTTCTTAATTAATTTAAGATAAAACCCTCGAAAGGCCCCTAATTAATTTTAGGGGCTTTTCATTTTAATTTATCAATGCTATAATTGAGTAACCTAACAAAGGAGAATATATGTCATTTGAGACATTGAAGGTAGCAGAAATCAGAAAAATTGCAGAGGACTTTGCAGTGGATACTGATGGTATTAAGAGTAAGGCAGATATCGTAGCCGCCCTTGCGGAAGAGGGAGTAACTTGGTCTGTTTATCAAAAAACTATTAAAGATATCGAAGATGCGACAGACGAATTTAGCGAAAACGCAGAAGAGATAATCCCTAGATTTGATCCAAATGCTCAGCCAGAAGACACAGTTTTAGTTAGAATGACTAGAGACAACTTCAGGTATGATATCGATGGATTTACATTTACAAAAGAGCATCCGTTTATTGCAATGACAGAAGACAATGCTCAAGAAATTTTTGATAAGGAGGAGGGCTTTAGATTAGCAACTCCAAAGGAAGTTCAGGAGTATTACAACTAATCTAAGCCTATAACATGGCAGAGATATACGTAAACAGCAATTCGCCAATCAAGACAAAGATCTATTGGGAGGGTGAGTTAATCACACCTTCTGGTGTCGTAACTGCAAAAGTTTATGATATTACAAAGGATCCGACTAACGTCATACTACCGACAACTATATTGTCAACAATTAATGCAACGGCAGTAGAGACAGATATTGGCACCTATCAAATAGTGTTGCCGTTTTCGTATTCGTCATATCCTAGAAACTTTAAGCTAGTATGGCAGTATACAGTTTATGGCGGGGCAGTAGGAACTCATACTACATACGTTAATGTAGTAACTCCTTATGTCAACATAAACGAAGAGATACAGGATTTAAATTTCGGAGCAGATCCAAGCGATCCAGGTTATAAGACATATGCAGATCTTCAGTCAGCAGAGAGATATGCTAGAAAGATAATCGAAGATTTTACTGGACAAGACTTTTATCTGTATGCAGGAGAAGAATCAATTTATGGAAATGAGTCAGATACTCTTCCGTTGCCATCTAAGCTAAATCGGGTATACAAGATTTATTCTAACGATATCCTGCTCGTAGACAATCTTGCTACTCCAAAAGTAAATAACTGGCTCTATGATCCAATTGTTTCAGAGACTGGATTTGCAATTAGAGTAAATAGAACTAACTTGCTAGACAACGCAGTATATGTTGCAAACGGTTTAGTCCCGCCAACAATTACAGATACATTCTACGGAGTCTTTTCTAAGAATGTTAAGTATAGAGTAGTAGGACAATTTGGCTGGGACTCAGTTCCAGATAAGGTCCAGCTTGCTACGGTTGAATTAATGAAAGACTATTTCTCAAAGGACAAGGTCTGGAGAAACAAGTATATTAAGTCTATCAAGACATTTGATTGGAGCTTTGAGTATAATGCATCGGCATCAAGAGGAACTGGCAATCTATATGTAGACCAGCTTCTTAATCCTTATGTTATTACTCAAATGGTTCTTATCTAATGTATGACCTCATTGATTCAGTCTTCCCTATGCTTATGGATGTATATAAGCAGTTCGACACACAAGATGAGTCTACTGGGGCTATAAAAAAAGAATGGCAATTTACTAGAACGCTACCATGTAGCGCAAAGGGCACAGTAAGCAATTCCTCTTCTAGAACAGCAGGGGATAAGCAGGTCTTTTCAAACAAGTATGTAAACGATCAGGTTCTGCAAGTAAGAACTGCTACAAAAGTTACCTTTAGAGAAAAGATTACCAATATCAGAAATCTAGATGGCACAGTAATCTGGGAAGAAATTAACTTTCCAAATAACACTGCCACAGTATTTGAAGTAATGGGAGTTACTCCAATGACAGAACCGTTGGGTGGTATTGTTGGTTACAACGCTACCATCAAAAGATCGGAGAGTCAGGTAATTGGACAGTAGCGTAGCGCTAATACAAGCGGCAAGCGGCCTAGAGAGATTAATGGCAGGCTCAGCCCCAGGTATTATAAAAGATAGTACAGTCGCACAAATATCTGCATTCCTATATTATGAAGCAGCAGTTCTTTCTAAATTAACATCAAATGCAGAGTTTAAGAACTTATTTAAATCAACAATCTTTAATCAGATAGAAAAAGACTTTGGTCAATACGTAGATGCTCAGGCAAGAACAAAGCCTAAAAGCCTTCACCATGTATATGAGTGGAATAAGACAGGCAATCCTACAGCTAGATTATTTGACCTATACCTAATAGATACAGGCGGGCTTTCATTTAGAATAGGTCGTGATTTTAAATTATCTAAATCAGCAGTCCCATCTAAAAACTTAAAACAAAAAAGAAGATATGTGTTTGCTAACAAAGCCTCTGTGATGGAAGAAGGAATGCCTCTGGTAATTCGCCCAAGGTCAGCAGAGCGCCTGGTATTTGAATTAGATGGCAGAACAGTCTTCATGCCTAAAGGTAGCTCAGTGACCGTTAAGAGGCCTGGAGGCAAAGGTGCAACAAATCAATTTGCACTCACATATGGAAGATTCTTTGGCGGGCAACTAGTAAACTCTTCAATAAAAGGCTCAGGATTTCAAAGAATTTTTAATGCTAAGATTGCTAGAGCCCTTGATGTTCCAATTAATATTAAAAAGGTGCAGTATAGCTTCAGTGCTGGTAAAATAAGAATGCAGGCGGATGCAGCATTAAGTTCATCATTTGGAGGCTCACTATGACCGTAGATTATAAGATAGACGCAATGTTTGAGCTCCGTAAATTTTTGTGGGCACAACTAAAGCTCAACAACATGTTTAACCAGAATGACTATTACTCAGACAACCTTGGAACCGAGATAGTTCCTATTGTCCCAGTCCAGCAATTACCAGAAATGGATCAATTTTTAAACGGGAAGAAGCATATTGTCTATGATAAGATCGGCCTATCCTACGAGGAGAACTGGTTAATCTGCTGTGAGAAGGTTTTATTTACAATATACTCAACAGATATAACAGAGATCTATGAGATTAGAAACCTCATGACCGACCTATTTAGAAGAATGGATGAATCTGCTAAGGATGTTAATGGGTCAAAATCTACAAATAAACTAATCTTCCATAGCATCCATATTACAGAGACGTCTCCTATTGAGCCATCCCAAGAACTTCAGGGGTTCCTATCAGCAGACGTAATCCTAGAGGTAAAATACTCAAGAGTCACGGATCGGCTAGGTAGATTTTCCTAGTTGCTTTTAAAGGCCTAATCCAGTAAAATTGGACATAAGAGGAAATGAGCCTAGCCAGCTTGATTTAAAGTAAGTCAATATATATATATTTATTTAATGGAGGTTATACAACATGGCACAAAACACAGGTAATGCTAGAAACATTCTTGTTGGTGCGTCACCACTATTTTTGTCAGTAGAAGATTCTACTACATCAGGTTACGTAGAAAACTTGGTTCCAGGAACCGCCGTATCAGGCGCAACTGGTCGCAATAAGACAGTTCCAGCATTTAAGAATGGAACAGCAGGTACAGGTACACCACCAGTCGGTTATGTAGCAGGAGAGTCATACACCACAACTCTTAACGGAGTAGATGTAGACGCATCTGGAACAGCATCAGCAACAACAGGTGCTGCATACCGTAACGTAGGTTACACAAATAATGGTCTTCAAATTACTTACAACCCATCATACGGTTCAGTAACAGTAGATCAGCTTCTTGACTCAGCAAAGCTATTCAAGGAGACAATGGAAGTTATGATTGCAACAGAATTCGCAGAAGGTACTCTTGAGAACGTTCTTGGCGTATTCGGACAATCAGCAGCAACTCTTACTGAATCAGGTAAGAAGCTAGGTCTTGCAGCAGGTGCACTAGGAGAAGCTCCAGTTGAGCGTCAATTAGTTGCAGTCGGACAAGCTCCAACAACTGCAGCATCATCAAAGACAGAGCGTGTATATTATGCTCGTCGTGTTCTTTCTGTACAACAGTCACAGTTCTCTTTGGCTCGTAACGCAGCATCAACATTCCCAGTAACATTCCGTTTGCTTCCATCAGGAGCATCAGCAGACGCAGGCGCAGAATACGGTACAATCGTAGACCGCACCTGGCTATAATTAATATTAATTAATTAATAAAATTCCCCTCAAGAAATTGGGGGGTTTTTTATTGCCCTTATATTCTCAATATGATACAATAATTAAGACAAGATCCTAGGAGGATTAAATTG